GTGGATCCTGATTCCAGAATCGTTGTGGGTTTTAGTACATCCAGCAATGGAAAGTGGCGGCACGCAGAATACAATGCCATTGTTGCATATAATAAAAAGTATGGAGCTATACCCGCAGGCAGTGTTGTGATCACCACTTGCAGCCCTTGTAGTGCCCGAATGCCAGATAGACACGGTGTGAGTTGCACACACAGAATAAATGAACAGCCTATTCCATTAGTTTATTGTGGATTTGAAGATCCCACACAACACACTCACTTACACAACTTTAAAATGGTGATAACCCAGAACACCCACATACATGACAGATGCAAAAAACATGCACAGCGGTTCCTGGATTGGGAACTGGAACAAAAAACTCAAGCTCATCCTGACTCCCACAGTGCAGCAGCCTTAAAAGCTAATCAACCCTGATTAACATATAGCCTGGTAAATACTCACATGAAGATTCACGAACTTGTATCACATGACCCTACAAGCATTCAGGAACGAACCACCAGAACCAGCAATGCTGGTGCACCAGGCACTCTCAAGGCTAAGATATCTGGCAAGGTAACTTGTGACAAAGTTCAAAAACTCAAGCACAGACGGAATGCCACTCCGCACGATGTTAGGCAAGCAAACTGGTTCATAAACATGCATGGATGTTCTGAATCCACGCAGCTAACAGAAATATTCAGAGAACCTGCACAGCATGTGAAGTGGAATCGTGGTCAGCATGGTGAATATCACTTCTTTGAGACTGAGTTTGCATTCCAGAACAAAAGAGTGGTGGTGGGCATGTATGAGGACCATGATCAAATCAGTGCCAAGTTTGTGGCACGTAACACAGACATGGATCTACCACCCGAATACAAAGGATACAGTGTGGTGTTCAGTGTGAACGGCAGCACAGATGCAACTGGAGAGTTGGGCACTGCTGCCAGCAAGCTGTTTGCACAAGTGGTCAGCGTACTAAAAGGTTTCCTGAGCACCCATTCCTGGGATTATGTGTTTTTTGTGGGTGGAGAAGAAAGCAGGGACAGGTTGTATGATGCACTCACGCATCTGTTAGCTAATCAAGTGGGCGCTAAAGTGGCCACATACAGAAGTGACTTTCTCATATACAAGCCATACACAGAATTAACAGAGGCAGGTGGTGTAGGGTTGGTGGTGCCTGGAGTCAACATGCCTGCTGATATTCATCCTGATGAGATCCAGCGTCAAGCACGTAAATTGGGATTTAAAGTGAACAAGCAGGGCGTGCCACCCGTTGTGCGCTCAGATGGTAAGTTGTGAACATATTGTAATCATCATCCGCATGTTGCATAATTCCGGCACATGTTATCCAGTGTTCAACAACGACTTGCAGAATTATCTGCACAGCCTCTGCTACCAGAATCCCATGTGAGATTTCTGTATCATTTGAGAGATCAGGGGGTACAGCCTGCCATCATTTATGATGTGGGTGCATGTGTACTACACTGGTATTCACAAGCTGTGCAAGTATGGCCTCGGGCATCCTATTATGTGTGCGAAGCCATGCACAGTGTGGAATTCCTATACAAACAACATGGGTTAAACTACCATTTGGGTGTGCTCAGCAATAGCGATCGTAAAACTGTCACATTCTGGCAGAATGATCATCACCCTGGTGGTAACAGCTATTACAAAGAGAATGAGCTGCACAACCCAGAAGTTCATGAATATTTCAATGCACAGCATCGCAAACTGCTGCCCACTTGTACGTTGGACAGAGTGATCACAGAACGTGGTTGGCCCTTGCCTGATCTGATCAAAATGGATGTGCAAGGTGCAGAAGCAGATGTATTACAAGGCATGCAACAGGTGTTGCCACATGTGCAACATGTGATCCTGGAGTTGCAGCAGGTTGATTACAACCAGGGTGCGCCACAGGCACCACAGGTGATTGAATGGTTAACTCAACAAGGGTTCACATGTGAGGCACCCTTGTTTAGTAACAATGGTGTGGATGGCGATTACTACTTTAGGAGAATGTCATGAAGATAGCATTTGTGGATGTGTTGGGTTTACCTTATGATGGTGCGACACTTTCCAAGAGAGGTTTGGGTGGCAGTGAGAGTGCTGTCATATACATGAGTGCTAATTTGGTTAAGTTGGGTTTTCAAGTCACAGTTTTTTGTGAATGTGACACAGATAATGCTTGTCCAGGCACATATGACGGTGTGCAATACAAACACTTGTATGAACTTGCACATGATGACTGTGAATATGATGTGATCATAAGCAGCAGAAGTGTGGAACCATTTGTGCCTGTAGACTGGGACAGATCATGGTGTAGACATGATCACACGTTATATAACACTTTACAAGGTAGTAAGGCCCACAAAGTGCTCTGGATGCATGACACATTCTGTTCAGGGGACCATGTGTTGGAACAGCTGGTCATGCACAATCACTTCCAGGAAATGTTTGTGCTGAGTGACTGGCACATGACATATGTGCTCAACTGTGATCATGGGGCACGCAGAAACTATGAAGTGCTCAAACGTAAGACCTGGATCACACGCAATGGTGTGAACATTTGGCAGCCATATGTGGATGTGAGTGCTAAAGATCCTTGGCAATTTGTGTATAACGCTAGTGTGAGTAAGGGCATGCAGATCCTGTTAGAGCATGTCTGGCCACGCATTCATAAGGCACATCCTGAGGCCAAGCTCAAAGTTATTGGTGGCTATTACAAGTTCAGATCCGATCAGCCACCAGATGAACAGGAACAATTGTGGCATCGTTTGAAAGATGTGCACAACCAAAAGCTGGGAGTGCACTTCACAGGCATAATCACTCAGCCACAGATAGCAGAAATTCTAGCTGCAAGCACTGCAATGATTTACCCTAATGCCTTCCCAGAAACATTTGGCATCAGTGCTCTTGAAAGTTTGTGCTATAACACGCCACTCATCACCAATCGCTTTGGAGCACTAGAGGAAACTGCTGTGGACACAGCCTGCTACAAAGTGGATTATGCTATACAGCCAAACAGTTTGTTCCCTCTCATAAACACTGCGCACCAAGTGGACGCATTTGTGCATGAGGTGTTGCAGGTCATACAGAACAGATATCTATTGCAGCAGAAGCAACATGCATGCAGCATTGTGAAGCCCTGGGTCACCTGGAACACAGTGGCACTACAATGGAAGCAACACTTTTTCCGTATCACAGATCGCATGCTGAGTTCAGAAGAATTTATTCAGTCAGCTCAGGTCACAACCAGAATTCAACAGATCTTTGGCCGTAGAACCACAAATCCAGAAGGGCATCAAGTATACCAAATACCTGAACAACCCATTGTGATCATATCCCCTTTCAGAAATGCTGAGAACTATATCAGCAGATGCATCATGAGTGTGGCCACACAATCATACATGAACGTCACACACATCCTGATAGATGATGCAAGCACAGACAGCAGCTATCATATAGCACAAATGACTATTAACTCATGCCCTGTGCACATACAATCCAGAATCCAGTTGTGGCAGAACACACAAAGAGTGGGTGCTGTGGGCAACCAATTTCAAGCTTTACAGTGGGTCAAGCAAAACTGCGCTGCAAACACCATTGTGTGTTTGTTGGATGGAGATGACTGGTTGGTGAACAGAAATGATGTACTCCACATGATAAATCGTCACATGGATGATACATGTGATTTCAGTTATGGTAGCTCATGGAGTGTGGCAGATCAGATTCCTCTCATAGCACAGGAATATCCACCTGATGTGAGAGCAGCAAGATCATACAGATCACACAAGTTCACCTGGATTATTCCCTATACCCACATGAGAACATTCAGAATTCATTTATTTGATGCACAAATAAAATCTGAATGGCAGTCAGATTCTGGTGAATGGTGGCTAGCAGGTGGAGATACACATGTGTTCTATTCTCTCATAGAGCGTGTGCACCCTGATCGTATCAAAGTCATGCAGGATGTGATTGTGAACTATAATGATGAGAACCCTTTGAACGACTACAAAGTGCATGCACAAGAACAGACTGCAACTGCTCATGCTGCCATAAGCCCTGTGTCTCAGGGGGGTACCTCCGTGCTTGCACCCACACCATCGCCCGTCATACCATCTACTCCCCATGTGTTAAAACCCACACGCATTCTGTTGGCCATACCCACAGCCAAATATGTGGAAGTGGACACATTTAAAAGCATGTGGGATCTACAAGTGCCCCAAAACTGTGAGCTGGAGTTTCAATACTTTTATGGTTATAACATACAGCAGATTAGGAATCTGCAAGTAATCTGGATGCTGAACAATCAGTTTGATCATGTGCTGCATGTGGACAGTGACATGACTTTTCCACCTCACACGCTGGAATGGCTATTGCACATGCAGACTGAACGAAGAGCCATCACAAGTGGATGCTATGTGCAACGCAAAGATTCAGAAAAGATACTGGAAGTTTATGTGCATGATGTACAAACAGGTGGTCATGTACATCTGCCTGTGCAAGATCTTGTACCCAATCGCATCAGGAATGTACAAGCCGTGGGATTCGGCTGCTGTTTGGTGAGGCGAGATGTATATGAGCAGGTGTCTGACCCTTGGTTTGAATATCATAACCCCACACCACACAAGGCGATTGTGAGTGAGGATGTGGACTTGTGCATGAAGGCCACACAAAAAGGCTTTGAAATTGGTGTGCACACAGGATTACACTATGGACACATTCACAAGACTGTGTTGAGGCCATAAGGTTTAAATAGGGTCATGCCCAATTTATATGCGTTTGGCGCTCAAGCCATCAACTACTACAGCAAGTGTGGAATATGTTCCACCACAGACTTGACGTCTTTTGTGCCAGTGAGTGCACCCAATCTGCCATACACTCACTTATTGAGTGCAACCAGAAGCCCAAGTGGTGCATGGTGCATGTCCACTAATTCGGGCGGTGCAGTAAGAACTAGCAATCTGGTGGATTACTATTCATATGACTTGAGTAATAAACAATGGCAGTTTAACAAAGTGTTGTATAGCACTCAATTCGTTGCAGTAGGTTTTGTGAGAACTTTGGAAAACCTGGAACAAGCCACTTTGTTTATAAGTGACTCTGCATTTGACGAATACAGCTGGCAAGCCAGATTTGCTGTGTTTGATACATACAGTGCATTTACAGATGTTTGCAATACCACTACAGGTAATATGGTGGCTGTGGGGTATGCTAACAAGCTGCAAACCAGTTTGATGATTGTGGGATCTGTATCAGGCAGATGGGAGCAGATACAATTACCTGAGCACATGCAAGGTGGTGTATGGAGTGTGAGCAGTGATGGCACACACATATGGGTGGGTGGAAGAGGATGGATCGCTGTTGCCCCTCTTACCAATTTGTCCAACTGGATACGTATTGATTTAGGCACTTCTGATACAGTCACTCAAATTGTGAATGCAAATGGATTGACTGCGGCTGTGGCAGGAGACAGGGTGTTCTATAGCACTAACGGGGTGGACTATGCAAACATTCGAATTCCTGGGCATGAGCTTACATGTGTGTATGCTTACAACAGCAAGATCATCATGGGTGGTCACAGCATGCTCACACAATCAGACATGTGGGTGTTAGATCCTGTCTCCAAACAAGTGGATCCTAAAATGACTGGTGTGCATGCATATTCGTTCGTGGTGGTTTGACACAATAACTCCTCACTCACACAATCACACATGTGTAATTTTAACCAGGAGTAAATCACATGACTAATGCAACCCCAGCCAACTTTGGTGCAGCAGATAAGACCAAGATCCAGCATCTGATCAATTCGGGCATTGAAGTTATGCGTGAAATTGCCACCCTTAGAGAGGGTCTCAAAGACACTGTGACCGCAGTATCTGATGAACTAGATCTGGAAAAGAAGGTGCTACAACGTGCAATTCGCATGGCTTATAAGAAGAGCCAGCAAAATCAGAATGTGGTGGAAGATGCCCAG